AAACACATGTTCTACTAATTGGAAACATCACCCTTTTTTGGTTAACGACCTGAGCGCATCCAGAATGGCCTTAGCGTTATCCACCCTCGTTGTTACACCGCTTTTGAAACTCATAGCTGGCGACCGCCTGCACCGAACATCGTGATCAACTGATAAAATTCAGCGCCATATCGGGTGTTATTCCAGAAACCTTCGTCAGGATTCAGCGTCGCGCTGGTGTCATAGCTGACGCTTACCTTGTCAACGGACTTTGAGGACTGAACACCATTGGTTGAACCGCCCGGACCACCAGCCAGCATCGCTCTGCTGTCTGCCGCCCAGAGCGTCATGTAGTGCGCAACGAACAATCCGGCAAAGTACGGAAACAACTTTTTGCCGGTGACGTTTTCGGTCAGCAGTTCATCGGCCAGATTCAGACGAAACTGGATTTGCGCTTCGGGATATTTGGCAGGGTCAGCAAACTGCGGGAAGTCGCGGCGAAAATCACTTACCGCTGGCAGACTTTGATTCTTTGGCATTTTTTACCTCGTTACGCGCGTCTGTGGCTTTGCCAACGGATACTTCCGCGTGCGCACGAGTGAACCAGTACGTGGCAACGTCTTCCTCCACAACATGACGGCCTTTAACAAACTCGCGCCGAGAACCGTCGGGAAGCGTGAGCACAAACGGGGTATGTACGTGTATTACTGCATCATTTTTTGCCATCGGGTCATCCTTAATGGCCCCGCCAGGGGGCCATGTGGCTGTTAAATGCCATCAACGTACGAAATGGTTTCTTTGTACACTGGCTCGACTGCACCCAGCTTGCCGTAGTAAGTGACGATCTGATACAGACCGCGATACTGCACCGGCACGCTCTGAAGCGGAACCAGCGGGTAGCGGACGTATTTTTTATCGTTGGTGTACGCAACCATGCGATCCTTATTCCCCACACCACGGCCTTTCAGCCATTTAACCGCGCGGATATTCAGCGGAACACCGTTCTGGTGATAGCTGATGGTGTTGGTCTGAAGGTACGTCAACAGGGACTGGTTACCTGCAGATGAAACGATGATGCTGGACAACAGAGCAAACTGCTCAGGCAGGATCAGCAAATCACGCGGAACCACAGAGTAACCAGAAGCGGCCCACGCATCAGACAGCACCTGGTTAATGCTTGCGCGGATTTCGTCCGGTGTTGAGGTTGCCCACGTTTTGGCAGCGTTGTTGACAGGCACGCCGTCCAGGGTAACAAGGCCTTTCAGGTTTAATGCGGAATCGCCAACATATACCTGTTCATCGTTATCCATCTGCCATTTCAGTTGCATACCGTCATACTTCTGCGTATCAATCGGGCGGCCGACCTGCTGAGCAGCCTGCAATTCTATGACCGTCCAGCCAAGTTCCATCCCCCACAGGTTCAGCGGGTTACCGGATTTGCCGATATCCACGTTCACGCCAGCAATAGCGGTTGAGTCTTTGCCTACCCAGTTTTTTCCATTCGGATTTGCGCCAGTACCCGCAGCGGCGAAGCTGGTATTCGTCCAGCTGGAAATGTCATCTGCGATGGAGACGTCTTCACGCAGTTGAATATCGCGGCTCCAGGTGTACCCCACCAGTGGCAGGTTCAGCGTCTGGTCGAGTCGCTCCAGCTCCCCGATGAGAAAGGCACCAGAGCTGTCAACGGTTGCCTGATCAAAAGTAATCATTCGTCTGTTCCTTAAATCTTCCAAGAAATTTCTGCATTGCCGTCAGCATCACCGGCACCTGTGAATTCAGCGTTGGTCAGCACCACGTTTTTGCCACTGACTGACGTGGACATGAATCCACCCAGCGGCACTTTGATGGATTCATCAGTGGGGACGACAACGTATACCGGATCGCCTTTTTTGATAGTGCTGGCATCAAAATCAGAACCGAGAGTAACGGTCACGTAGCCACGCTTCATGGCGTCGCCCGGGAAGTTCTTGCCTGTTCCCACCTAGCGAACCATGTCCGGCTGCGACGTGGTCGGATAAGGGCGCACGTAGATCCCCTTCACCTTGTCTGCGGTATCACCATCTGCCAGCGGCACGAAAAAACCGTCATCATCGTATTTACCAGCCAGGCCATAGGCAGCGAAGGCGTTATCGGATTTAAGGACCACCGGTTCGACGGTTAAGTCCTGCGGGCGAGAGACAGCCCCGGCAATGCCAACAGGCATCCGGTACAGAAATACATTATTCATTTTTTACCCTTTACGGTTTGCCCAGAATTCAGCGTTTTGTTTGTTCAGGGAAGCGATACTGGTCATGCCCATGTTTAGGCGCTGTGCATCGCCGGTGGTGGCGCGGGTGTTTCGCCCTTTGGCAACCTCAGACACGGCATTAAACGCCATGTCGACCGATTGTTTCGGTAATTTGCGGATATCCGCATCACCGACTATCTGGCGAACCAGCGTTTTGTCAGCAGAAGCCAGAACCTCGCGTTTGAACGCGGTCGGTTTCATCTTACGGCTCAGATCGATACCCGGAACGATAACTTCGGCACGCCAGGCTGAGTCACCAGTAATCGTGGTTTCCTCTTCATTGTCCTCGCCGTCACCGGTCGGATTATCGTCAGGCTTATTATCGTTATCGCCCGTGGCATTTCTTTCCAGCTTAGTCAGCAGGGCTTTCAGTAATGTTTTGAGGTCATCATCACTGTCGCCGGTTGGATCTCCGCCCATCTCTGGTGCTTTGTCCGGTAGTGGTTGCTGCGGGGACAGGTTGATGTTGAGATTAACGCCCTGCGGCAAATCCCCCTCATCTCCTGTAACCGATGCGGGAGCCGACTCCACCAGTTCGTTCATGGTGTCGGCATCTCCTGTCTTGATGGCCGCACGCATGCGGTTCCACCAGTTTTTCTTTTGATTTGCCATTGTGTCTCTGTCTCCAATTGCACAACGATTTCCGGCTCTGCCTTTAGGGACAAGAGCCACATGGTTTCCGGTAATATCGACCTGCTCGGCTTTACCTGGCTCGGTCTGCTCGTACTCCGCGTCATAGCCGCACGACACTTCGCGCAGGCCATCTTCGATAAGCTGAATGGCGCTTTCGTCTTTGACGATAAGGTCAGCCAGCATCAAATCAGACTGCTCACCCGTCCCGCGCCGGACATTCTGGAGGTGCCCGACAGCAAGCTCTTTCCAGTTCTCGGGATTTACCAGCCGCACATTCCCGTTTTCATCTTCAGGATGCTGATGCTCATCCCTTCGAATGAGGCAAGCGTGGCCGGATGGAATACCTGCTCAGGAGAACGCGTGACGACTATTTCACCAAACTTATCGGGTTTCAGTTTTGGCAGGTCATCAGCACCATAGCGCTGCTTACCTGTTCGTCCTATCGGCACGTCTTTGCACAGCAACGAGCCGTCAGCCAGGCGGTATCGGGTTTCCCCGAGCCTGGTCTCAAAAAAGTATTTCATGGGTTATGCTGCCCTTTTCATTGCGAATGGAACGCGAACAAACACGATCTCTTTATAGCAGCGGCAGTTTGGCAGCTCGCCCGCGTGGCCGGTCATGCCGTCCAAAGTTGGAGGTGAATCCCAGCGGACGAATTTACCTTTCATGTGATCGTGGGAATCTCGGACATCGCCATCATCGGCTGTACGCCAAATATAACCATCCGAGCCAATAGCTATCGCTCGGGCCATATCCAGCGCGCCCGTTGCTCTTCCCAGTTCCGTTCGGGCAATCAGATCGGCCCTAGACTTAGCAACATCGCCGGTAGATGCAATCTCTTTAGCAAACTGCTCCGCCCGACCACCGGTGACAACAGCCTCTATCGCTTTGTTCTGGATGTCGTACACCCTGTCTGCGGCCTCGAGAGGCAGAGATTTGATGTACTTGACCTGTTCGGCGATGATGGATTGCATCACCTGGCCCACAGGAGCGCTTTCCACAAGATTGCGGAGCTCGCGACTGATGTTCTTGCTGTGTTGCCGCCAAACTTTCTCGTTCTGCCGGGTTAGGTCCGCAGTAAAGTTTTCCGCGACCTTTGTCGCCCAGGGGGTGATGATTTCACTGTAACGCTCCAGCGCCGCAATAATTTCCGTGATACTGTCATTTGAACCATCGTAGCGACCATTTACGATGTCTCCAACCGCCCTCGCTATCCTGCGTAGGCTGGTTCGATACCGGATTTCCGCCTGACAGCTCCTGCGGTTCGTCATCAGGTTCGCCGATGCCGGGCGGCGCTTCATCTTCGGCATTCTCGATGTCCTCGTCGGTAATGGATGCCCCGATGCCGGTTACGTCAGAATTTTCTCGCAAATCAGTCATAGCGGCTTTCAGTGTCATCAGACCATCACCCAGCGCCGTACTGATTGCGTTGGTGGTGTTTAACGCCACCGTTGAGCGATCGACATCAGACATTTGCCAGAGCGGGTTAAACTCAAACGTGAAATCGTCCGGCAGCGGCTTGCCAAGTTCCGAACGATGCATGATGTCCAGTATCCGCCGCACCGGAAGACGTAAACGCCTCTCCTGCAACGAACTGATGCGATCGTAATAGTTGGCAAGGTCTGCATCACCGGTAGAAAATCCTTTCGGGGACTGTCCGAACAACCGCACCAGTAGGATACCAACAGCGCCACTAATCTGTTCTGCAAACTGCGAAAGGATGTCATCCAGACCACTGAAGCTGTACTGATGGGTTTCAAACTTATCCCGCGAGTCCATGAGCGTCATGCCTTCATTACTCTGGAACTGTCGAATCAGGTCGATATTCTTCAGCAACGCTTCATACGCAGGACCACCAAGTGCGATAAGCTCGCGTAGCTTCTCCACGCTGTAGGTACGCAAATGCGCCTTGTAGACCAGCTGCGCCGCGCCGACAGTAGCGCTGTCGAACGCGGTAAGACGATCCCAGATACGCTCTACAACCGACATTCCCCATTCGTTCTCGGTCATCTTCTGCTGAAATGGCAACGTGACGCCATCAAAGCGAATCAGGCGACTGTGATGAATGCGCCTGGCAGGAATTCCCGTTGCTGTGGTCACCACATCGTAAAACTCAGGTTTACCCAGGTCCGGCCCCATATCTTTAATGCGGCGGGTCAGTGCCGGGTCGACCATCCAGCGGTCGAGCGGGAGAATCCCCTTAAACTTGCCCTTACCGATGGTTTCGGGTCGCAGCGGGGTCATTGGTGCCTGCCCCTCAATCATGATGAAACCCACCGCGCCGCCGTAGAGGCGCGACCATTTCAGCACGTCATTCAGCGGGTAATGACTCTAACTTATTGATAGTGTT